CGGAATTTATATAAACGCTAATTCAACTGGTACAGCTGCAGATCCTGTATTTGCTCCTAACTTAAGTGCTGTTAATGGAGCAGCTGCTGCTTCAGAAAGGTATTTAACTAAATCAAATAAATGGGCTACGGTAGCTTCTATACCTGGAACATATGAATGGTTTTTACAAACAGATAGCGGAGGTGGCGCTAAGGTAACTGTTACTTCAAGTGATACAGTTGTATTTACAAGTGGTAATAGTACTATCGATGTAACTAATTCCGGTTTAAGTACAAGTATTAACTTACCTACAACAGGTGTAACAGCTGCATCTTATACACGTGCTTCTATTACAGTAGATGCATATGGTAGAATAACGGCAGCTTCAAGTGGAACGGCGCCAGTAATTAGCGATGCAACTATAACTTTAACAGGTGGTAGCGGTTTAGTAAATGCCGGTGGCGCATTCACGCTTAATCAAGCAGCTGATGAAACAATTACTTTCAATATAGGAGCAGGTGCTGGTATACAGGTTAACGCTAATGATGTAGCTGTAGATTACGTTGGATCAAACAATATTATTGATGCTGCCACTAATGGTACTACTATAGAAACTGTAGATAAGATATTATATGAAGATGCTACAGATAGTACTGTATACGAAATTGCTATATCAGATTTATTAGCATTAGCACCTCAAGGAGATGTTACTGGCATTGACGCTGGAAATTACATATCTATAGACGATCCAAACACAGCAACCCCTACGGTTAATGCTTTAGGAACTGAAGCTAAAACAGCCTATAGACTTGTAGCTAGAGACGGTAGTGGTTATGGTTACGTGCAAACACCTCCATCTGGAGATAGCACAGATAAAATAGCTACAACATCTTTTGTGCAAACTGCTCTTACTGGTTTACTAGAATTTAAAGGCGGGTTCAATGCTAACACTGGGGATTTAGATTCTCCGCTTACTGGGGACTTATATGTAGACGTTCCTATATTAGTAGGTGATTACTATGTAGTAACAGTTGCAGGTAACTTCTTTGGAAATACAGCAACACCTTTAACACCTGGTGATTCAGTTATATGTCAAACTGCTAAAACAGCGGGTAATGCCACTGAAGCGGATTTTATAGTTGTGCAATCTGATACAGATCTTGCGACTAACTCCACGCCTGGTTTAATGTTTATAAACCCAACTGGAAGTGGCATAACTTCAAACATATCAACAGGTCAAGCTGTTTTAACAAATACAGATAAAGGTTCTTCTCAAAACATATTTAAAAATGTTGCATCCGATTCAGGTACAGCGGTTGCAGATAACAACAACGATACTTTAACAGTTGTTGGTGCTGGTAGAATAACTACTGCAGTAGCTAATGACACACTTACAATAACAAGTACTGATAATCCTTTAATGGCACTTGGTGATAGAGTTGCGTTAACAGGTGGTTCAACTTCTGGAGGCATTACAACTTTTAATTATAACGTAACTAGCTCTTTTACTGGAGCAAGTGCTTTAGATGTTAAGGTTGAAATAATTAGCGCCGGTGGCGTAACTGTATATGCGGATGTAACAAGATCAGGGTCTGTGCTAACAGTTAAGTTTACAGGAACAGTAGCAAATGGTGCTTATGAAGCTCTTCTTACATATGTAGGATAATAATAATTAAATCCAATATAGTACATGGCAATACAATTTTTAAATAGCGGTTATTTCGCTGGTAGGGTAGGCGTAGGAATTGCGGCACCAGAAACTGGTCTTCACGTAAAAGGAGCAGCTGATGACAATGAGTCTTTATTATATATAGAGAACACATACAGCTCAGGGGGTGTTTTTTTTCCAGCAGCCCTTTTTAAACATACAGCTAGTAACCATAGTTATGGTACGGTTGCTGAGTTTAGAACAGAAGGTACCGCAAGCGATAGACCAAGTATATTATTTTCAAACGGTCATACTACAAATAACTGGAGTATAGGTCAAGGTGTAAGTGGCGCAAGTGATAATTTTGTAATTGGCTACAGAAGTTTTCATCCTAATACATCAGGGGGTTGGGCAACACCATATTTAACCATAGCTACGTCTGGTGACGCAACTTTTGCAGGTGATGTTACTTTGTCAGCAGCGGGTTCCACAGGAGAAACAATACGAACAACTAATAACACAGAACCCTATTTGGCATTACAAAGAAACAGTGGTTCTAACGGTGTTGGTGTTTTAAGATTATTAGATGGTGGTGATTTAACATTTGACACAGGCGCTACAGGAGCAGGGCAAACAACAAGATTAACTATTGATGGGGCAACTGGTAATGCAACTTTTGCAGGAGATATAATGCCAAGTGCAGAAAATTTATATGATATTGGTTCAGCATCTGTTAGATGGGAGGATATTTGGGCAGACCAAGTTTATGGTAGAGATGTTTATGTTGATACAAAAATTATTCATAATGGCGATACTGATAATTTTATAGAATTTGGAACAGACACAATATCTATATCAAAACCAGCAACTTTTGCAGGTGATATTGCAATGGTACAAACCTCAGGTAATAACACGCTTACTATAGATAGTTCAGGCGGTGGTGCCCCTGTCATATATTACAAAGATCCAACTAGAACTTGGGGTCAATTTGTTTCTAATGGGGATATGTATTTCAAAGATGAAACTTCACAAATAAACTCTTTAATATTAGACGGTGGAACTGGTAATGCAACTTTTGCAGGAGACATAATAATGGCTAATGCTAAGGTTTTATATACAGATGATATAAGAGCTAGTACTGGAGGAATGGTTATTGGTCCTACAGGTAATTCTTCATTAACATTAAGAACTAATAGTACAACTAGATTAACAATTAACTCTGGAGGTCTTGCTACATTTTCTTCAACGCCAGATGTAGGCACAAGATCAGCTGGTGATAATACCACAAGAGCTGCATCAACTGCTTTTGTTACAGCCGCAGTTGCAGCGGTGCCTATAGGTAACTACTTACCGCTTGCCGGTGGAACAATGACCGGAAAAATAGTTGGGCCAACTGCAGGAAATTCTTCTGCTAATCCACCTGCTTTAGAAGTTGTAGCCTCAGGAACAGCAAACACCCAAGCGTCCATTGCAATACAACAAAAAACTTCAGAGGGTGATACTATCATATTTGCTGATTATGAACCTCATGTAGAATGGGGTATAAGTACTGAAAACGGTGCTAATTTAATACATTTTACAGGCGGTTCAACTGCTGGTGGAATGGGTAGTAAAACTTTTTATAACAATTCTGGTAATGCAAGAACTGCATATATAAAATTTGAGCACAACACAACTAATGGTAATACAAAAGTAGGCGGAACATTTAGTGTTGCAAGTAGTTCAACTTTTGCGGCAATATCGGCAACTAATGGAATTTTCACCGGATATGTTTCTGGTCATGATATTTATGCTCAGAATTTTTACGTAACATCTTCTGGCACAAGCGCTGTTAATAGAATAGACAATGATGGTAATAATCTTTATATAACATACGGCGGCACAAGCAGTCGTGCTCTAGAAATTGCAAATAACAACGGTAACGCAACTTTTGCAGGTGATGTAACTGTTAACGGCGGTCAATTATTTTTACCAGATGGTGGTGACGTAGCGTGGGCTGGTGGTTACAGTAGCGGCAAACCTGTTATAGCAGGTAACAGTACAGTTATAAATATGTATCCAGCTGGTAACGTCAGTGGTGCCCAATTTTCACTATCATCAACAACAGCAACTTTTGCGGGTGCGCTAACTGGAACAACAGCTTCTTTTAACTCAGGAACAGGTAATGTTGTAGCAAGTTTTATAAGTACAGATGGCATAGCGGGAATAAAATTACAAGATTCAGGGGGTAACGTAGAGCTTTCTGCTTCTAGCAATACTTTTCAAGTGCAACCAGCCGGTGGCGCAGCTGCTTTATCTGTTACTTCTACTGCTGCAACTTTTGCAGGTACTGTAACTTCAAGTGCAGGTGGGTTTGGAGTTAATTATCTTGGTGGTCAAACAGTGCCGATGATTGTACTAGCTAACGCCCCAACTTATGGTATATTTTATAGAGAATCAACTCCTGATTTTATAGAGTTTAAACACGGTAATGTTGTAAAACAATCTTTTGATGGATCAGGTAACGTAACTTTAGCAGGCAAAGGAACTTCTGTAGCAACAGTTGCATCAGACGGCGGTACCACGCTTGCAACCAAAAGTTATGTTGATGGTCTTGTAACAGGTGTTCCAGTATATAAAGGAACATGGAATGCATCTACAAACTCGCCTGATTTAACATTACCGGCTAACAAAATTTTAGGTAATTATTATATAGTTGACACTCCGGGTACCTCATCTCCGAATGGAGGAACTACAGAACCAGATTCTTGGGCTGTAGGTGATTGGTGTATATTTTCAGATGTAACACCGGGCGCAGGAACAGATTTATGGCAAAGAATAGATAACTCATCTGTAATATCAGGCGCAGGTACAGGACAAAAGTTAGCCAAATGGTCAGGAGCATCAAATGCAGATTCAGAAACTTTAACTGATAGTTCTATTACAGATACAGGTTCTGTGGTAACAATAGGTAACCCAACAACAATAACAGGGCCTCTTACCGTTAATATGGATGCTGACGATACCGTAGTTATAAAAAGTGTGGGTACAAATGCGTCAGCGGTTTTTGCTGCTTCAGGAGACGAACTTTATTTAGGCGGTGGAGACTCTTACAGCGTAAGATACCCTGCAGGAAATAATTTTGCGCTATTTGACAATTCAAACCCAGGAATAGCTATTAACACTGGCAACATGAATATTGGTTCAGCGGGACCAGCATCTGATCTTACATCTTTTTTAAATATAGTTAGTACCGTACAAGGTGTAAATCCTACAATTAATGTTTCGTGTGATGACGCAGATGAAGCCTCTTTAATATTAAGTGAGGAATCAGGTAATCAAGGTTATGGAGCAAGATTGTATTATCAAGGGAATGGTAATAATTTCTTTAATATACAAATTGGAGATGTTGGTACTTGGACGAATAGATTTACTATTGATAGATATGGAGATGTTGGTGTAGGTATATTAGCCCCTCAAGGTAAGATGACCGTAGTAGGCGCAACCCAAACTATAAATATGGATTTAGACGCTAACTCAGCTATAGGTTTATCTGTGATGGGTGTAGATAGTAGTAATTTTAATGCGTTTACTATAGGGTCAGCCAACAGTCAAAACAACTGCGGCGTAATTAGATTCAAGTACAACGGCGCTGGATCTACAAATAACTATATGGGCTTAGGTTTTTATTCCAATGACGATATACTTAATGTTAGAGCTAATGGCTACGTCGGAATTGGGGTAACTTCGCCTACAGCGAATTTACACGTACAAGGAAGCTCAGCTACAGATGTGCCTATAATTAGAAGTGGCGGTTTTGGTAACTCAGGTTCTGCTTTAGAGCTTGCTGAAACTTTAGTTAGTGGAAACATGACGTATGGGTTTTCTTTTGAACAAACAGGAAACGGTACAAATGAATTATTAATAAAAAGACATAATAATAGTCAAAGTGGAGCACCTGTAATCACGTTAAGTAGAACTAATAATAACGTTTCTATGTCAGGTGGTTTGTCATTAGCTTTAAAAGCTACATCATCTTCTACGGTATCAACTGATAGTGGTACAACTCTTACAACAAAAAACTACGTAGACGCACTTACTCCAGGCGCTGGAGTTTTCTTACCACTAGCTGGTGGAACAATGACTGGGAATATTACTTTACCTGGAGAAGAAAATAATACTTTTAAAATAGGTTTCACTGGAGCATCTGCAACTTCAGGTTTATCGACAGTAGATCAAAATGGAGCAGGTTTATATATAGGAGCAAATTCAAAACTTAATAATTCTGGTAATGTTGTTTATAATAATTCTGCATTACCAAGTAGTGGTATTTATTTTGATGGATGGGATGGTGATGATATGGAATTTTATACTGGAGCATCAGGAAATCCTATTAAAAGACTTACTATCTCATCAACTGGCGATGCAACTTTTGCAGAAAGCGTTATATTAGGTGCAACTAGTAACGGTAACGCTGCTAGTAAATTAACAATAGCGTCTGGAACTAATGGTGATGGTATTTTCTTAACTGGATTAGGAAATGCTAGTGGTATGGGTACTGGTAATTATAAAGCTATAGATTTTCAATATTCTAATGTTGATTCTAGTTTTGGATCAGCTATTAGATTTGTTGTAGCTGACAATACATTACATGGTGGCCAAATTGAGTTTTGGACTGATAATTCCTCTGGAACAAACACTAAAGCTCTAACTTTAGACAAATCACAAAACGCAACTTTCGCAGGTACTATAACAACTGGTGGAGACTTAACTATTGGAGGTACTGGAGGTATTTTTATACCAGAATATATTTATCACACCGGGGATGGTAATACTTATTTTGGTTTTCCAAGTAATGACATTTTTAGAGTTGCTACTGGCGGTACAGCAAGATTTGAAATAACTGCTTCAACTGTTAATGTAAGTAACGCACCTTTCAAAGCTTTAGGCGCTTTAGCTACAGGTTCTGGAATCGCTGAAACAGGAGTTGGATTAGGTCAAATGTCAAACTATGCCCACGCTCAATTTAGCGGTTCCGCTGGTGGTTATATTGATTTTGCGGAACCTAATGTAGATTACTCTGGGCGTATTATTTATACTCATAGTTCTGATTCTATGGTATTTTATACAGCAACATCAGTGGTTTTAACGTTAGACAGCAATAACAACTCAACTTTTGCAGGTGATGTAACAATTGGCGGTAGAGATTTAATTTTTAGTAACACAGGTACTAATGATGCTAACATAACATCTAGCCTTGGAATTAATTTTATAGTTGCCGCTTCCGGAATTAGTGGCTTAGAAATTGACGCTTTTGGAGGAGTAACTACATATAACGTATTAACAACAGGTGGTAGTATAATTGTAGGAGGCGGAGGCATACAACTAAATGGTACAGGCCGTATAGAGGGGATTGATACGGTATCAGATTCAACAGATGCAGCTAATAAAGCTTATGTAGATACTGCTGTGGCAGGCGCAGGCTCAGGCACATTTTTACCACTTGCTGGTGGGACTATGACAGGTAAACTATTATCTCCAAGAACATCTTTAAACAGAGTCAGTAATGCTGCAAGTGGTTATAATTATTATAATGAAACAATTAATGGTTGGCAAACGTATATGTCGCCAGCTGGAGCAACAAGTGTAGGGTATAATGGAAACCTAACTGCTCCTGCGGGAACATATGTTACGTCATGGGCAATTCGATCTGTTGTAGAACCAGTCTCAGGGTATGGATGGACATGGGAAGAATTAGCAAGTGGTGCAACCACAGGTCAGTCAGTCGTTGCTGAGTTATCAAGCTCGTCTGGTAATTTTAAGACCATAGGAAACATATATGCTGCTGGAGGAAATTCAACTCAATGGAATACTCATACAAGTAACACAGGTACAGTAACATCTGTTGCGACTGGTGGAGGCTTAGATGGTGGAACTATAACAACTACCGGAACAATAGAAGTAGAATACGACGGTGTTCCTACTAACATAATACAATCAGGTTTTGATTTTACTGGGGATACTGTAGTATCAGGAGATTATATAATGATATCAAACCCTGGTTCAACAAGTACTAATAGAAGAATTGGTTATGTTACTGTTGGCGATTTGCCTTTTACTAATAATTCAGGTGACATAACAGGTGTTACCGCTGGCACAGGATTAACTGGCGGTGGTACATCAGGAGGTGTAACTTTAAATGTTGATTATTTAGGTAGTGATAGTATTATAAAAGCAGCGCCAACATTAAGTGCCGCTGTTGCTTCATCTGATTTTTTACTAATGGCTGCTTCTAATGGTAATGTATTCGAAACAACTTTTAGTAACTTGCCATTTGTGTCGTCAAATGACAGTACAGTTATAAGAACTACAGGTGGTCAAACACGTCAAGGTAATAATACATTTGCGGCTACAAGTACTAGTACTAGCTACACCAATGCAGGCGTAGAATTAAGAGAATCTAATTTATCAGGTTCTTCTGGAACTCCCCCATTTATAAGCTGGCATTGGGGTGGAGTTGTTGCTTCTAGCATGACAATTGAAAACAATGGTACAATAGCAGTTAGAAACAACCCAGGAAATGCATATGAGAGATTTGCATGTGGAAATTTAACAGCGCACGGCGGCACCTTTGTTTTAGGTAGCGGTGGAGTTGGCGATATGTATTTAGGTAATAACGCAACAAATAAGTATTTTAGGTTTCATACTAATAATAATCAGACTTATTTTGACATGAACTGCGGCCAAATTAACTGGCGAGAAGGATCCTCAACTAGGTATTATTTTTATCCTTCAACTGCTAACATGACCATCAATGGTACATTAACTCAAAACTCCGATAGTAGAGTTAAAGAAAATGTAGTTGAAATAGATAATTGTATTAGTAAGGTACAAGCAATGCGAGGTGTTTACTATAACAGAACTGATTTTAACACAGAGGTTACAAAAGTAGGTGTTATAGCGCAAGAGGTTGAAGCTGTCTTACCAGAGCTTATATTAGAAGCTTCTGACACAGGACTTAAATCTGTGGCTTATGCAGAATTAACAGCTGTGCTAATAAACGCAATAAAAGAGCAACAAGAAATAATAGAAGATTTAAAGGCAAGAGTGCAACAATTAGAAAAATAAAATAAAATTATGGCAATTACTTATAAGTGGGAAATATCACAAATGAATGCTCATATTCAATCAGAAGGCGAAGACAATGTAATTTTTAGAGTGGAATATAATTACGTAGGTTACGAAGAATCCGGGGGTGTTACTTATGCAGACAATGTTACAAGTTTTCAAGATTTTGTTTATGTAGCAGGTGAGCCTTTTGTGCCTTACGAAGATACTGAAGCTTTTGAAAATGTAGTTATTGGGTGGTTAGAAGATGCTGCAGATGTTTCTACAATGCAAGCTCGCATAGCTGCAAATATACAATCTCAAATTACACCAGTAAACGAAGACTTGTATTTTACATGGATGAATCCAGCTCCAGCTCCAACACCAGGTGTTGAAGAAGAAGAATAGTAGGTAAATTTTACTAAAAACCAGTGATAATATAAATATACCCTGCTCGGGATAGAGCAATAACCAAAATTAATTTAAAACCAATACCGATGACGTATTTTTATTACAAGACTAATACGTGGAATAGTCAACCACAAATCTCCGAAGACCAAATAAAACTTTGGAAACATCTCTCAGAAAAGAAAAACTGGAGAATTGTTCAACTACCAAATGGATTCTTTCAAACAGAGCACAAAGATTTTAATTGTGACTGTGATCCTGAAAAAGACACGTGCTGTGAAAACTGGCTAGATGTTACTAGAAGGGAAACAATTGAAGGAGCCGAGCAAGCTATAGATAGTTCTGTAAGTCATTACTCTAAAAAAATAGAGTATACTAAAGGGCCAAAGGTTGTAAAAACATTTAAATAAAAACAATTTAATTCAATTTAATTTAATTCAAAATGTCAGACAAAATAGTAAAAAACCTTAGTTTTGGAAAACAAGCTAAGGAAGAGGTTTTTATTGGTATAGAAAAACTAGCAAACGCTGTTCGCTCAACTTTAGGAGCTGGTGGTAGTTGCGTTTTATTAGAAGACCAGTTTGGAAACCCAATGATAACAAAAGATGGAGTTACAGTCGCTGAAAGCGTAGTGTTAAGAAACCCAGTAGAAAACTTAGGTTGCAACTTATTAAAGCAAGCTGCAAAAAAAACTGTAAAAGAAGCGGGAGACGGCACTACCACAGCCACTGTTTTAGCCTACGCAATACTGCAAGAGGCTTATAAAGTACAAGAAAAAACAAACAATAGAGAGTTAAAAGAAGGTATAAACAAAGCTGTTGATGAGGTTATAGAGTATTTATGTAAAATATCAAAACCCATAAAGAATAACATGGTTAATCAAATAGCTACTATATCTACTAATAATGATAAAAAACTAGGTAACTTAATAGGTGAAGCTTTTAAATCTGTAAATAATACAGGTGTAGTAATGATGGAGCAGTCAGACTCTGATAAAACAGAGTTAGAAACAATAGAAGGCTCTCAGTATTTTAAAGGATTATTAAGCCCTCACTTTGTTACTAATAAAATTAAAAAAACAGCAGAACTAAACAACCCTTTAGTTTTGTTGATAGAAAATAACGTTGAAAACATAAGACAAATACAAAGTGTCTTAGAATATGTTATAAAAAATAATAAACCATTATTAATTATAGCTGACTTAAGCCCCGAGGTTTTATCTGCTTTAGCAATGAATAAAACTAAAGGTAACATAAAAGTAAACGTTATATCAGCACCAGTTTTAGGTGTAAACAGAAAACAAATGTTTGATGATCTAGCGCTTCTAACTGGCGCTACTTTAATAAACGAGGATTTAGGTGACGATATGGATTTAATTGAAATAGAACACTTAGGAGCATGTTTTAAATCAATAACTAGCGATCAAGATACTATACTTCAGTTTGAATCTCAGAACAACGAGTGCTTTGAAATAATTAAAGACATAAAGAAAAAGCTTTTAACATGTAAGATACCTGATCAAATAATAAGTTTAGAAAAAAGATTAGCAATGTTATCTTCAAAGATAGCTGTAGTAAAAGTAGGTGCTAATTCTGAAATAGAACTTAAAGAGAAGATGGATAGGGTTGAAGATGCTATTTGTGCTACAAAAGCCGCTGTTAAAGAAGGTATTGTTCCTGGAGGTGGTATAGCTTTGTTAAATGCTTCTAACCATATAAATGCAGAAACTATTGCAGGTAAGGTTTTAGCTAAAGCTATTAAAGCTCCTTACGAAACAATACTAACAAACGCTGGACTAAAAATAAATTATCCAAAAAATGATTGTTTTGGTTTAGATGTGGTTACAGGAAATATGGTAAATATGACTAATCAAGGAATAATTGATCCCTTATTAGTTACTAAAAGCGCTTTAAAAAATGCGGCTTCTGTGGCAACAACTATTTTATCTACAAATTGTGTAATCAATAATTTAAGAATAGATGAAAGCAATAGGTAGAAATTTAATTATAGATATAAAAAAAGAAGGTACAACAACCACAAAAGGTGGTTTACTTCTTTCAGAAAATCAAAAAGAAGATTTAAGATACAGAGAAGCTAAAGTAATTAGTGTAGGCTTGGATGTAGAGGGAGTTAAAGAAAAAGATGAAATATTTTTTGATAGGCACGCTGGTCATAAAATAGAATTTAATAAAAAAATATACCACATAATAAAATCACAAGATGTGGTCGTTGTTAAATGAGAAAGCTAGATGCAGGTGATTTAAAAGAATTAAACCTACTAAAACATTACCGTATAATACGCAAATGGGCTTGTAAAAACAACGACTTAACAGATGCTGAGCTTGAGTTATTGATATACTTAGATTCTATAGATTACTTTACTAAAAAAGATTTTATAAAAGGTACTTATTCGTACAGCTGGAATAACAGAAGATGGAATAAGCTTAAAAATAAAGATTGGATTGTTGTTTGGAGAAATAGAAATAGAACAACTCAAAAATATAATATATATAAAGTATCTTTTAAATTTAAGCAACTTATTAATAAAATATACAAAATAATGTTAGGTGAAGAAGATATACCTACTAGTATTAGAAGAAACAATATTATAAAATGCAAAAGTTATACTGATAAGGTACTTACAAAGGCTATTTATAATGTTAATAAAGATAAAAATAGATAAAATGGGCTTTAGATCAAATAGATTATATTCTCACGGAACTCAATTAGCAAATCAAGTTGAAGAAAAAAAAATAGCAGATGAAGCTAGAATTGATTCATTAAAATCAGTCCCTGGTTCTGCTTATTATGATCCAAGTTTTCAACAAAAAAACGTTGACAAATATGGCGCTGATATAAGTAATAACCAAAATATATATGATCCTCTTGGAACATCTAAACCTTCTTTACATTCTGGACAACTAACAATGCAACAGTTTATGGATCAAAAACAATCACAATACATGAAATCACAGCAAGAATTAAACCAATTTGGACCAACAGGTGCACCTAATATAATACCTAGTCAATCAAACGTACCTAGTACTTTTAGCCAAAGCGAAGTATCTAATGCTAATGCTATGTATGGGAATAACATGGAAAGAAATGCTGCTGTAAATAACGGTATAGTACCTTCTTATATTCAAGAACAAGCAAACTCACCTATAGCTCTTAAAAATCCTCCTACATCTGCTTATAGTGCTTTAGAAAACTTAAAAAATTCTATGCAAAGTTTAGGAGACATTGCTTCTAGTGGAGGTAAAACAAATTACAATAGAGATACTAAAGGTGTTTATGAAACTATGCCTGGATTAGCGCCTTTACCAACGGACTCAACAGGTTCTGGTTTAACCGGTTCTTATTCTAATCCGTCTAGGAGTTCTAGCACACCATCTGTTACTATAAACAATAATCCAAATGGCGAAAAAAAATATAATTTTTTAGACAGCCCGTCAAATCAACTTAAAACAGAAGTTACAAACCCACACATGAATCCATATACTGCTGCTTATAAAAAAGATAACCAAACTTACAAGGCTAGAATAAAAGAAGCATTTGATGCTGGTAAAATAAACAAATCAGCTAGAATACAAAAAAAATTCGACAAATTTACAAAGAGAGGTGGTGATAGTAGGGTAAGACATGCTTTAAATAAAATAGCAGGTATTTTTAAACAAAAACAAAAAACAACATAAAAACATAAATTATGCATCATTCAAAATACGATCCAGCAATGGAAAAATTAAAACCAGGAACTAAGGTTGGTATAGTTGGTGAGTCTCATGTTTGGGACGGTCCTTTAGATCAAGCTGGAAGATCTCATGGAGAAGGTTCAAGCTCAGGTATAAGCGGTATGCAAATACTAAAAGCTCCTTGTCGTACATGCGAATCTGGAATACCAATAACTAAACGCGCTAAATTAGGGTAATATGTTTATAGGTAAAATTCAGCACTCAGCTAAAACAAGTCCTTTGCAAAAAAAAGGCCCTTGTTGGAAAAACTACGAAATGGTAGGTATGAAAACAAAAGGAGGTAGAAAAGTTCCTAATTGTGTTCCTGTAAAAATGGAAGGTGACGTTTTAGACGGTCCATTAAAAAAAAAACGTGCAAAAAAGGAAATAAGAAAAACTACTAAGGGCAAAGGAAGAAACTTTAGAACAAAAGAAGAAGGCGCTGGTATGACTAGTAAAGGCGTTAAAGAGTATAGAAGAAAAAACCCGGGTAGTAAATTAAAGACAGCAGTTACAGGTGACGTAAAACCAGGTAGTAAAGCTGCTAAAAGAAGAAAATCATTTTGTGCTAGGTCCAAAGGTTGGACTGGCGAAAGAGGTAAAGCAGCGCGTAAGCGTTGGAAATGCTAAAAAAATATAACAATGCCATCACCAATTAAAAATCATCACGATAAAAAAAATGTATTGCAAGACGACGGTTCTTCAATACAAGTGTCTAGCTCTGATCTTAAAAGCAAAGGAGTAGACGCAATTAAAAGTCAAATGCTAAAAGATAATCCTCCTGGTAGTAAAGGAAGAAGGGATGTTTATGATAAGTTAGACTGGAAGCATGATAATACTGTGCCAAAGACGTTTAGTGAAAAAGTAAGTCTTTTTGCAAAAACAGCTAAACACATGATTGGTAAAAAAGCAACAAATATATTAGATAAATTTAAATAAATAAAAAAATGGGACAATACTCAGGAAATCACCCGAGATACTCGGGACAAAAATACGATGCTAAAGAGGCTTATAATAAAGACTTAACAGACAAAGCTAGATTACATTATCTAGAGAACAGTGAGCACGATAAGCATGCTCCTAAGATGTGTGGTAGTGACCACGCACCTAAAATGTATGGAGAACCAGCAACAAAAAACTTAGGTTTTATTAAAGCAGAAACTTTAAAAAAAGATCCTTCAGCTACTACAATGCAGGTTGGTGACGAAACAATGCCTATTAAAATGTCTGGTGACATGGGTCATAACGTTTTAACTGAAGATATGACACCTGATTCACAATCAATAGTTGGTGGTGACATGGGATATGCAGGAGACGGAGCACCCGCGGCTATGATGAAAGCTTTAGCTAAACCAGCTATATTAATGAAAAAAGGTATCGCATCAATGTGCGGTATGAAAAAATAAAACAGTAGGGAACTGTAAAACCCAAGTCAAACATAAACACAAACACAAACACAAACACAAACAAAATGGCAAAATTTATCGAAATTTCAACAACTGGCGACGCAGGAACTTTACTTGTTAATGCGGATCAAATCTTAAACGTACAAGCTGGAGACGGCGGAGGTGTAGGAGGTGGCAAAGCTACAAAAGCTACTATTTTTCAAAACGGACTAACAAGTCACATTGTATTTACTTGTTCAACAGGAACTGGAACTGCTTTGGCTAAAGTTATTCAAAGCGCACTAACTGCTAATCCAGGGGGTATAAAATCTAAAGTACAACTAGGAACAATAGTTGTCAGTGGAGTAGTTATAGTATAATTTAAAAAAACAAATACCCCGTGACTAAATAGTTGCGGGGTTTATTTTAAAAAAATCAATATATGAGTTCACCTATAAAACACTGTTGGAGCTCTATGATGCACAACCCTGAATGGGGCAAAATGCGTGGTAGAAGTGGTTCTGGAACCGGTAATGACGCTGCTTTTAAGGCTGCTAAGGAAAAAAGAACATCTCCATTAAAAATGGGTTTTAAGATGAAAGGATCTCCATATAATGAAGAATCAGGCAATACACCTATATTACATGTTGATATGGATGAAGGCACATTAGGTATGGCTACTAATAACGGTAGTATACTTGTAAATAAAGACATTAAAGATCCAAAACAACAACAAGAAGTTGTGGACCACGAGATGGTACACGTTAAACAGATAAAAGACGGTAGGTTAAGCTACGATGAAGATAACGTTTATTGGGAAGGAAAAAAGTTTTCAAGAGATGACATGAATGAAGGCGCTAAGAATTTACCTTGGGAAAAAGAAGCCTATAACGAAGCTAAAAACGCATAGATATGGCATTAAAAAAGAATTTTTTTAAAGGACTACAAGGTGGTGTAAATCATAGTCCACTTAAAATGCACGAAGGTAAACCTCATCCTCAAGCATCAACTCCCTCTAGAGCCAACTTAATAGCAGGTTTAAAACCCGAAAAACCTAAAGAAATTTACCAACCTAGTTATGTAGACGCTAAAGGAGCTCCAGATTGGTTATATGAACACGTAGGCAAACCATTAACAGAGCAAGGTATACCATTTGGTACGCTAGGTCAGAATCCAGAATCAAATTGGAGAAATGGAGGAGGTCTTACCTACACACAACTAGTTGATAATCATCAAATTGATAAAGAAAAATATCCTGAAAGCAGAGAAAACACTTGGTCTGAACGATACTATAATACACCTGGGACTGCAGAATTTATTGAAAAAACAGCCGTTGATGCTGAAGGTAATCCTGTTGATATAAAGGTAATAAAAGAAATGATATCAAATGTAAGCAATGTTCCATATAGGACCGCAAGCGAAAACACGGGGCAATCGTGGAATGCAAAAGTAGACATGGATCGAGACCCTAGTACCGGTCTTGTGACTTATCCAGGTTATACCGTACAACCAGACGAATACATGAATGAGTTTTCTAAAAATGACGGTCTTCACGATCACGAAATAGGACATTTTTCAAAATTTGATTTAATACAAGGACGACCATTAAGAGGGGTTATTGGAAATGAACCAAGCACAACCGAAGAAGAGTCAATTAATACGTTTGGAGACGGTTGGTTGTCTTCAGATGAAAAAAAATACATGCAAAACGATCACGAAAGTTATGGTTTATTTAATGAACTTAGATCAAATATAAATCATAAATTTGGCAATGAATATACAGAAGAATCTTTACAAAAACTAATAGACGCAAATCCAAAACTAAAACAAGATAGATTTTTAAAAGCATATAAAAAAGAAGATGTAATAAAAGCATTAAACACTATAGGTGATGCTCCAAAGTCTGATGGTAAAATGAAATTTGACTTTATAAAAGGAAAAAACAATAACGAAAGATTAGCGTAATTATGGCATTAAAGAAAAATTATTTTAAAAAACATACAAATTCACCAATTAAACTTCATCACATTGATCCTGAAAAATTAAACAAAAAAAAGGTTATTGTTGAATCAACTGCTGTTACACCACCCCAGTTTGGAACTGCTAAAGACACAATTTTTTTTAATAAAAACGAAGCATCTAATAATCTTTTAAGTATTTTAAACAATACTGTAAACAATGAAACAAACCCTTACTTTAGACGCGGATTAGGTGTGGCTCCAGGGTATACTACACCAGAAAATCAAGCTGGTGAAGCGGTTCATCAAGTAGTAGGTAATAATTACGGCGCTACTTATGCAAGACCAGAACCAGTTGATTTTAGTAACATGACTCCAGAACAAAAACTAGAACTTTATTATAAAAACATTGACGAGGCAAAATATAAACAAGTTTCAACAAATGAATATTTAGGTTTTGGTGGCATGGGATCAAGACAGGAAGGAATGGAATTAGCGCAAGATATGTTAACACCTGGAACTGATCTTAGTTATAATACATTATTAAAAAAATACGGCAAAAAAAGAGCAGATTATGCGATTGACTATATAAAAAATAATGATACTTATAAAGGTAGAAAAGATAATGCACAAGGTATTTTTGACTCAATTACAGAAAACAAGAAAAAAGCAATAGATTGGTTTACAAATCCTATAACTCAAGAAAGGATGTTAGGAAACAGTGATACTAAAGGTCAAGCGCAGTTTACTGGAAGCAATTATAAAACATCTGGTAATTTAGAAAACTTTTATAAATCATCAAATGTCAACGCGCCGGGCTATACTTATTCTCAGGCTGATTTAGATGCGTCAATAAACCAAATGTCTAAATTACCGGTAATGCCTGCCCTTCAAAAACCAATGGGTTGGATGTCAGATATATTAGGTCTCGTAGGTTCTGGAAGCACTACCTCAGGTCAAGGAGAAACAGAAGCAGCTGTGCTTAGCGAAGGAGCTACTCCTTCTGGTAGACCAATTGGAGCTATAGTTAATCCAGGGACTTTTAGTTATGGAAAACATTCTGGACCATCTGGATCAACAGTTCAACACGAGTTAACGCATCCTGACATAGGACTTGCAATGTTTAGTTCTTTAAATAATATTTTAAACGATGGTAAAATGGCTAAAGGCACTGGTTATCACGATGATCCAGCTGAACTTTACCCTAATTTTCATGAATTAAGAGTTGATATGGATATGTTTCCAGGAGAACAATTTGATTTAAAAAAGCTAAATGAAAGAATCAAAACACTAGGAAATGATGGTAGAAATTTTATTAAAAAATATGGTAAAGAAAAAATAATAAAAGCATTAAATACAATAGCTAGCACTAAAGATCAATCAAAATCTAGTATTATGAAAGATAAAAACATAAACAGTCTTTTTAGCCCTGGTCAAGGTGGTAAATTTACTATGAACGCGTAAATAAATATAAAACATGTAATTATATTAATATAACAATTAAATATATTTATATGAAATCAATATTTTTAGGATTAATAACATTAATAACATCTTGCTCTAATATTAATAGTTTTGACTATTCGATATACAATGGTGATTGGAAAAGTGATAACACTAATTTTTTAATGAATATAAAAAATAGTGAAAACGAAATGGAAGTATATAATTATTACTACTATCCTTTTAAAAGTTGTACTTTAAATTTAAATAAAAAACAAAAAAGATATGAAACTTTTTTAAGTTTTGAAAACGGTAGCTTTAATACCAATTTTAAAATTAAAGAATCTAATTATGATTCTAATATAAAGTATTCATTAATTGATTTAAATACAATAAAAGCAGATATAAAAGGAACTACAAATTTAATTATATATTATAAAAAAATAAAATAATTATATGAAAAAAATTTGGGAATGGTTAAGTAGTAGCGTTATAAAAGAGGTTGGTGAGGTTATTGATAAACTAACTACTACCAAAGAAGAAAAACTTTTAATAAAAAAAGAAATACAAAAAATATTAGAAGAAGCAGATAATAAAGCTCAAGAGCAAGTTACTAAAAGATGGGAGTCAGACATGCAGTCAGACAGTGTATTATCAAAAAATATAAGACCTTTAGTGCTTATATATTTAACTGTTATATTTACTGCTTGCGCTTTTTTTCACGGTAATGTAGGAGAGTTTAAAATAGCAGAAGAATATATACCAATATTTCAAACATTATTAGTCACTGTTTACGGTGCTTATTTTGTTGGTAGAACTTGGGAAAAAGCAAAAAAAATAACAAATAAAAAAGATTAAAAATGGGACAATTTAAAATACAAGACTCTACTATAAGTCAAGCAATGCCTTTAACAGGAGCTATGATAGCTAGTATAGATGTTAGACCAGCTTGGGAGTTTCAAAACCAATCAGGCAACTTAGGCACTAACTTAGACTCTTCTGTAATATACTGTGGAGTTATGCCTGCAGACGCTAGTATTTCTGTTATATTACCAAGTGTTGTTGGTTCAAACGGAGCACCACCTGTACCAAACCAAGCAATAACTTTTAAAGGTTTACAGTCTGGATCAATACTTCCAGTAGCAGTAGATTACGTTACAGCTGTCGCGGGTACTGGTATAACTGTTGCTGATTTTATAGTAGGTAAATAAAAATAAAACAAGTAAATATATAAATATTAATAATCAAATAAAATCAAATTATGAGTGAAGTAAAAGAATTAACAAAAAAAATCACAGAAGAACAACTTAAAACTGTTCAAGATCAACAAGGTAAATTACAAGAGGCTTTAAGAACACTAGGAGTATTAGACGTTCAAAAACAAAATGTTCACGGTCAAATAGCGGAATTATCTAAAGTAATCGAAGCCACTAAAAAAGAATTAGAGGAAGAGTATGGTCAAGTAAATATCAACTTACAAGATGGTACATATGAAGATATTGTAGAAGAAGATGAAAAATAATATAAGAAAAATAAGCATAGGTTCTGATTACAAAAACGAAGCTATGCATTATTCTATTGGTCAACAAGTTTATGGCGGGCATGAAATATCGCATATAATATTTGAAGAGCAAGATAATTCTTATAATATACACATAAAGAAAAAAGACGAGGTATTGCCATGGAAGAAGTTTAATTCTAACATGGCTATATCAGTTGAGTATGATCTACAGTATTAATGAAAAGCATATATGACTTTATAGTTAAGCCTTTAGGTGATAAGTATAACAATAAAATAAACATAAAAGATAAAGAGTTATATTTAAATACTAAGATAGAAGGTTGGAAATTTGTTAATAGACTTGCTATTGTTGTAGAAACCCCTTTAGCATTTGATATTGGTATAAAAAAAGGTGATACCGTTGTTATACATCAAAATGTTTTTAGAACTTTTTATAACAGTAAAGGTATTAAGAAAAAAAGTAGATCTTTTTTTAAAGAAGATTTATATTTTTGTGCTTTAGATCAAATATATCTATATAAAAATAACTCAACATGGAAACCTGTCGGTGACAGATGTTTTGTTATGCCTATAGTTAATAACGATCAGTTTAGCAACAAAAAAGAAAAAGACCTTGTTGGTGTATTAAAATACGACAATAGCTCTTTAAATGCGCTAAAAATAACATCTGGAGATCTTGTTGGCTACACACCAAATAGTGAGTGGGAGTTTTTAATAGAAGGGCAAAGACTTTATTGTATGAAATCTAATGATATTGTAATTAAATATGAATACCAAGGAAACGAAAAAGAATATAATCCAAGCTGGGCACGTAGCGGTTGAGGAGTTAATAAAAGTTGCTAAGGAAGCTATTGTTGATTCAGACGATGACATATCTGCTGATAGATTAAAAAACGCAGCTGCAACTAAAAAATTAGCTATATTTGATGCATTTGAAATATTAAACCGCATTGAGGAAGAAGAGAATTTATTAAATAATAAACCAAAAGAAGTTAAAGAAGAAAGAGCTTTTAAAGGTTTTGCTGAAGGTAGATCTAAGTAATGTATATTCAAAGTTTATATAAAGTATTAAAAAACCACATTAAACCAAAAGTTCTTAATAGAATGAATAGGTACAATAAATGGAAGTATGGATACAATGAAGAGCATGATATAATTGTAATAAGTAAAGATGGAACTGTAGGTGAAGTATATGAAATACAAAATTTAAAAATAGCTTTACCTAAAAAACCAGAAAAACCTCACGGGTTTGTTTCTAATAAATGGGAATACACTGAATATCCTAAAGAATTAAAAAAGATTAAATCTGTTTTTGATTGGGAAGAGTATTCTGTTAATTTTAAAGAAAAATGGTATGATTACATCGATAATGAGTTTAATAAAAGAGAACAAGGTTTTTGGTTCAATAATAAAGACGTGGCTACTTACATTACTGGTACTCACTATATGTACTTGCAGTGGAGCAAAATTGACGTTGGGCAACCAGACTTTAGGGAGTCAAACAGATTATTCTACATATTCTGGGAAGCTTGCAAAGCAGATGACAGGTGTTATGGAATGTGTTATCTTAAGAACCGTAGAAGCGGATTCTCATTTATGTCCTCAGCTGAGTCGGTCAACCTTGCGACAATATCTACGGATTCACGGTTCGGCATATTGTCCAAATCTGGTCCCGATGCTAAAAAGATGTTCACAGATAAGGTTGTACCAATTTCCGTTAACTATCCCTTCTTCTTCAAACCAATCCAGGACGGTATGGACAGGCCAAAAACCGAACTTGCGTACAGAGTACCCGCATCTAAATTTACAAGAAGAAAACTTGAAACCAATGAAGCCATTGCAGAAATCACAGGGCTCGACACCACTATCGATTGGAAAAACACAGGCGACAACTCCTATGATGGAGAAAAACTTAAACTCCTTGTACATGATGAATCAGGTAAATGGGAGAAACCAAACAATATACTCAATAACTGGAGAGTTACAAAAACAACATTAAGACTAGGTGGTACAATAATAGGTAAGTGTATGATGGGTTCTACCTCTAACGCTTTAGACAAGGGTGGTAGTAATTTTAAAAAATTATATTATGATTCAAATGTTG